AATGAATTCCTGAATACGGAAGACTGCCGCATTAGCAGCTGCTTCATACTCTTCGGGTGTGCTCACAACTCTCCCCTTAATGCCTCAACTCTATATCCATTTTGTTTTGCCCAGTTAGATAAAGCCCCACGTTTTGGCTTTGGAACATACTGAGTTTTAAATGCCTCAACCTGTTCCATGTATCTTTGGCTTGCCATCATAATAGGATCTTTTAACAGGTCTGTTTCTTTTGCCATTAATTTACCCTCTGTCCAGACGGCATTGGTCTACCGCCACCAGTTGCTGTTGCTAGTTGTGAACCTAATATATCAAGGCCGCCCAATCCCTGTGGGTAAACACTTTCTCGTCCTGCCCCGGTAGCCATTCTCTGTCCCTGTATGTTTGCCTCGCCTGGTCTTTGAAGCTGTGCCTGTCCTGGCAAATACTGCGTTCCAAGCTGATTACCTGTTGGAGCACTAACATCTGCCGCAGCTGCTCTCTGTTCTGCTAATTGAACTGCCTCTGCAACTTCAGCTGCCTGTTGCTCTCGTGTCATTTCAAGCAGTTTCTCAGCAGCCATCTGGTTCTGTTCCTCAAGTGGATTGGTTATACCAACTCTTCTCTGCGCCTCGTAAAGACTGATGAGTCCACTTCCACCATTCCAGAGTCTGAGTGCTAGGAGTGCTTCACGCTCTCTTTCCTCTGGTGCCTCTGCTTTAAGGGTGACGTTATTTTCATAAAACTTTTTAATATCATCAGGTGCTATTGACTGGTCAAATTCATGTACCGTACTTCTACCGTGAACAGTAACCTTACCCATAGCCTTATTGTTTACAAGTTTGAGGAACTTCTGGTTAGACTGTTCCATTCCGCGAGCCATAGCGTCAGCAAACTTACCAAATACAAGTCTTCCTGTGCCCGCAAGAACTGATAGTGCAAATCCTGTGGATACACCTGAAGGTCGCATTCCTCTAACGACGTTAGGGAAAGTTGCCTCTTCGATCATCGTCTGAACCATGCCAAGTTGCTGAAGTATTTCCTGCGGTGGCATAGCAAGGGGTGACGGTTCTATCTGCACATTAGGTCTAACCCAGTTCTTTGAAGCAAAGAGTTCGTACTCGTCCATAGTTGCTTCGGCCGAAGATGCGGGGCCATAGAAGTCTATGGTTCTCCATGCATACTGCCTGAGAATTGCTTCGTACTGTGTTATCAGCCTTGCCTCGGAATCGAGCAGACTGTGTACTGGTTTCAGGATTCCCTGGTATCTGTCTTCGGGTAGTCCTACATCATAATCAATCGAGGCTGCTGGTTGAATTTTTGTGTATGGATTGAATCCATATCCGTGTTCATATGGACCCCATACCCATTCTCCGTCAGCCATCCTTCCGCACCATTTTTCATCCCAGTATTCCAGGAAGCTAATAGTTTCAGAATTGGGTGTTAGAGGAGTCCACTCAGGATAGAGTGTTTGTATATCATGTGGGCTTGATTCATAGAATTCTATACACCACTTCATCCCTACCCGTGAATCATCCCAGACCATATTCTTGGGATTAACCGAATCAATTATGAATGGGAACGATATATCTCTTTCATCAATGTGATCCTGTAATGCTTCCTTGTATTCCTCTTCAGAATCGTAAGCATCTATCATTGGTGCGTCCGGCCACTTGTCGCCATCCCACCATGTCTTCATAAATCCTACGCCATACTGAATCGAGTGTTTAACAATCGTTCTTTTTGTATGTTCGGGTATGTGCATCCACACGCCCTGTAAGAATTTCTGTATTCTTTCAGACCTATTCTTTGCCCTTGGTGATGGAGCCGGAACAAATATCGCAGGATTATTTACATCAACGTGATCTGTTGCGACATTGACTATAGCGTGGGGTGTAGCGGGTCTGACAGGATCAATGGGCATATCGTCAGGAATAGGTACGCTTCTGGTGCCAAAGTAATATTCATCCTCTTCCTCACACTGCTCATGGAAATGCTGGAAGTGTTTCTTATATACATCAAAAATCTGAAGTACGTGTTCTTCTGTCGGCTTTGAAGCGTCGTGGACTATATCGCCAGGTACTAACGGTTCTCCTGTATCAAAATTAACAAGTACCATTACAGATTAACTCCCGATTTATCCCATCGTTCTTCGACACGCATCAATCTTCTTTCTTTCATAATCTTTTCGCCTGGGCTCATACCCAGCATTCCGTGTCCACTGTTAGTTTCTCTCTGAGTTGGCATATATCTTCCACCAAATCCTCTTCTGCGGGACTGTTGGTATTCCGGTTCGTTACATGCTGAAAGAGCCAGTGAAAGAGAGAACACCTCGTCATCGTGTTCTCCCGCGGGTGCCTGTGCTTTAAACGCTCCACTCGACATCCTTACATGCTGAAAGGCACGTAACTGCCTCAACAATATAGGAATGGCTGGAAATTGTATAGTTCTATGTTCCATTGCAACAGTAAGGTCTGCAAGTAGTTTTTCACGAACAGTTCTTTGAATCGACACACCTTCCACGGGAAGGTTCTGTGCCATTAAGTCCTGCACCATAGCAAGACCCATACCTGTTGCATCAGCCATAATTCTCTGAATTCCCCATTCCTGGTTTATGGCTACGATGTGCTGTTGCACCTGTGCCCAGGACTGCCCGTCCCACAGCCTGTGATATACAACTTTACGCTCATCGGCATCCATAATTATCAGAACGGTAAAGTCACGGGACACACCAAGGTCAAGTCCTGCAACATAATTTTTGCCGGGTAAGGGCTCATCAAGCAGATCACCCTCAACGCAGTCTTCGATATTTGAAAAGAATCCTGACGACAGTGAGAACTCGGCAAGGTACATTCTTCGCCATGCGGATTCCGGCATAACTTCTTTATCCGATTCAACTTCCTCAACATCATCTTCATTAAGTAATGGATTCTGATAAACCGTGTAATGAAAGTACCTGTGATTTTTGTACGCCATCCGTTTTGCCGCCTCGCATCCACGCCTGAACCAGTGCTCCGGATATATCGAAGGAATACCTTCATAGAATGCTTTGCCCATTCTTCCGGCCTGTCTCAGGGTGGGTCGCAACTTCTCAGCTGCTGCGTTAGGTATATCCTGCGCTTCAGATACCCAGAGAAAGTCGAGCCCGACTGTCTGTAGTGCCTGTGCGTTATCTGCCGACTTCATCTCTATGAGTCCCCAGACTTCATCTGAGATCCCATTTAAGGTAATCGTCATATTAGCCTGGTTTGTTTCCCGTATCCATGACGGGTCAAGAAGCTGTAATAGTTCATTCCATGCCTGTCTTCCCTGTACATATGAAGGTGCAACGACCCAGGCGTGAAATCCTGGTGGAACGAGCTGATACTTATTTATGTGTTCAAGATCCCGGGACAGTGATTCATAGTATGCAGCTTCAAGTTCACCAAGGGCACACCGGGACTTACCCCACCTTCGTGCGGCTTCGACCCATTTCTCTTTTGCGTTCAGTGAATGAACTTCTATCTGTCCCTCATGCGGACTGTAGCGCGTCCTCAGTAATGATGTCGTCATCTTGTTCCTCTACTGAGCCGGGAGTTCTTTTGTCAGGCAATACAGCACCGGGTTTCATATCATCAGATGTAACCGGGCGTATTTTAGGCTTGACCTTACCTCTGCCAGCTCCTTTTGTTGGTCCCTCCTCATCTGGAAGAGCCTGTATCTGTTTGATAACCGCGAGTCTTTTCTCCACACCAAGTTCCGGGTCATTGAGCATCTGAACCAGATGCCATTTTGCAACCCGCTTAATCTCATTATTCGGCAATTCATCTACTGCAACTGATTTCTGTCTGACCATCTTGGCAGCTATACCAAAGTATACATTCTGCCTGACCCACTTGGTAATCCATGACTGTGATCTGCCAACATAGGCAAGTGCGCCTGAGTCTTTTGCGTGAAACTGCCTTACCCAGAGGAAGGCTTTCATTTCAGAATTAAATGTTTCCCATCCTTCTATCTGCGAACCGTAGTCCTGTCTTTTGGCAGCTGACGAGATTGTCGATGCTATCAGGCCAGGATGTATATCAGTTGCTTCTTTTCTTGGCATTACCCACCCGTATCGCCAGTGCGCCTACCCCTTCTACCTGTAGCACCACCACGAGCCCTGACGTTTCTTCTTAATTGCCCTGCAAGATCAGGTCGCTGTTGGAATCCTTCTTCACCACCTATTACGTCTTGTGCCATACGAACATTACCGGGCATGGTCACAAGACCTGCACCTGTCATTGCTTGTGCCCCTCTGCTCATACCTCTTGTATCGGGTATTGCACTAGGGGGTGGAACAACACTTCTAAATCCGGCTCCAGAAAGATTTTGTCTTTGAAATTGTGGGCTCATCCCTACCATTCTGTTTAAGTCAACTGCGGACATAGCTGGTTTGCCTGAACTAATAGGATTAGTTGCTCTTAAAGTATTGAGCCATCTACCTGCTCCCTGTGCCTCTGCTATATTTTCGGGTCTAGTCATAGCCCTGGCTACAGATTGCGGAATGCTACGACCTTCGGTTCCTGTTACAGCAGTACCTGTTGGAAATGTGTATCTTGCATTAAGCATATCCATAAATGCCTGATCACCCGGTATCATACTTCCACCGTAGTTAGTTCCTCCGCCTGGCTTTCTTTGAGGAGAACCAGACGCTGAAAAATAATCCACAGGTCTG